ATTAGACAGTTTGGTAAAAAACATAAACTACCTAAAAATATTATCTACAAGTACCTAGAAAAATATCACTATCTAAAATTCTACAAGAAGTGTAAAAAGATTTTAGAAGATGGTATTGTAACTGATAAAGAAGTACAAGATTTAGAGATGCATGAGGCAACTAAGAAGTCTGTTGCGTTTGCATTTGGTCGTTTTAATCCACCTACAATTGGTCACGAAAAACTTATTAGTAAAGTCAAGTCACAACCTACAAATGATTACAAAATCTTTCTAAGTAGAAGTGAGGATCCTAAAAAGAATCCACTATCTCCTAGAGATAAGTTAACGATTATGAAGAAGTTATTTCCTAGTCATGCTAGAAATATTCAAATTAATCCTACTAATATGGTACTTGACCTTGCAACTGACCTACACAATAAAGGTTATACAGATGTAACTATGGTTGCAGGTTCAGATAGAGTAAGAGAATTCGATACTATTTTAAAGAAATATAATGGTGTAAAATCAAGACATGGTCTATATGATTTTCAAAGTATTAAAGTTGTATCTGCCGGTGAAAGGGACCCCGATGCTGAGGGTGCCACAGGTATGAGTGCTTCTAAGATGAGAGCTGCAGCTGCCAAAGGTGACCTTGCAAGTTTCAAAAAAGGTTTACCAGGAAATGCAGATGCAACAACTATTATGAAACAAGTAAGAAGAGGTATGAAACTAGCTGCCTCATTCGGTGGTGCAGCCGCACATATCGGTCTTGCTCAGAAACCAATTGCTAGTTTAAATGAATTCGAACAACAACAAATTAGAGACCTCTATATCAGAGAACAGATATTTAATATCGGCGATACTGTAAAGTATATCAAAGAAAATATTGAAGGTAAGATTGTAAGAAAAGGTACTAATTATATTGTTGTAGAAGATAACAAAAACAATTTGCATAAAGCGTGGATTTGGGATTGCATTCCAGAAGCCAGCGATAGGGAGGCACAAGTGAGAGAATATAACTTAGATGTTGACTATGGTTTTGAAGCAGTATCAGATGTACAAGAAGATATGGATGCTCAACCACAGGATAGAGATGTCAAAAAGAAAAAAGGTACACAACCTAAAAAGTATTACAAAGACTTAAAGAAAGATACTAAAGACAAAAGAGCGGACTACTTTAAGAATAAAGATACTACAAAGAACGATAATAAACCAGCACCAGGCGATAAAGATGCTAAGACTAAACCAAGTATTCATACAACAAAGTATAAGAAAATGTTTGGTGAGTTTAAGAGAGATTTACAAGATGCTTGTTGGGTAGGTTATAAAAAGGTTGGTATGAAGAAAAAAGGTGATAAGATGGTACCGAATTGTGTACCTGAAGAGATGAGTATAGAAGATGCACAAAAAGTAGAGGGTTTTGTACCTGAGTCCTATGAAATTGGGCATGATTATGCTAATCATACAAAAGAAATGACACCAGGTGAAACGCCAGATGTAGCACCAGTAGATGCTAAATTAAGAGGCACACCTAACGACCCTAAATCTATTGGCAAAAAAGATATAAAAGAATGGGCTTCTTCAGCTGAAACAATTGATAAATATAGGGAACGATACAAAGAGGAATGGCGAACTAGATTAGAGGATGTCGTTTCTAAGATGATAGAGAAACTATAATGAAAACATTTAAAGAATTCGAAAATATTGATGAAGCATGTGAAGAGTGTATCTTTGAGCACGAGCTTGAGGGTTTACAAGAGGCTGAGTATCAAGGTAAGAAAGTTAAATTAAACGACCCGATTAGAGGTGGCAGTAAGAAGTTTTATGTTTATGTTAAGAATGACCAAGGCAATATTGTTAAAGTGTCATTCGGCGATACAACTGGATTAAGTATTAAGAGAGATAACCCAGCTCGAAGAAAGTCTTTTAGAGCTAGGCATAATTGTGATAATCCAGGTCCTAAATGGAAAGCTAGATACTGGTCGTGTTATCAATGGAGAGCGGGAGCAAAGGTAGACAACTAAAATGAGCAGATATAGACAAACATTCACAGAGGCGATGCAACAAGTAGCGCTGACTGAAAAAGAAGTAAGCAAATTAAAAAACGGTGTTAAGGTATTAGGTAACGCTTTACCAAACAGAGCATTGGCACAGAAAATGGCCGACAAGGCTAATAAAGAAATGGGCAAAGATGCAGATGTATACCAATCTCCGTTTAATAACAGATTTTATGTAAGAATTAAAGAGGCTACCGACCATGAGATTTCTATGGCTCGTGGAGAACTAGAAGCTATATCTGATAAAGCATTAAAGTTATCTTCTATCTTACAAGGTAAAACAGATGATGCACAACTAGAAGCATGGGTGCAATCTAAGATTACAAAAGCAAAAGACTATATCAATTCAGTTTCGGATTACATGGAGTACAATCCAGATAATGCAAATGAAGAACTAGAAGAAAGTTTTTCAGATAGTCAAATTAAACAGTTACAGAAACAATACGAACCTTTAAGAGGTAAGAAGATTTCTATTGACAATGCAAACAAATTAGGTGCAATGTTTACCAAGTTTGATAAAGACAAGAACGCATTAGAAAAATTATATGGTGGTGATATACCATTTGTATCAGTAATGGCCATGACTAGACTTATGACCAAACATAATTACAAAGCTGCCGACTTAAATAAACTTGGTAAGATTAGAATGGAAGAAATCGAAATCTTAGACGAGGCTACACAAGAGTTAGTAGATGTTACTGAGGGTAAGATTGATGCAAAGAAATTTGATAGTTTGAAAAGAGGTGATACAATGAATATCACTTACAACTCAACTATGGGTGGTAAATCTACACAAAAATTTGTTGTAAAGAGTAAGAGTAGAAGTGCTAAGTACAACACAGACAAAGTAACAATGTATCCTGATGGCAAACCAAATATGTCAAGATACTTCTTATACAAAAGAGCAAACGGTGATGTATCAATGGCAACAGGTGATATGGCCGCTTCAATTATGTCTGTAGAAGGATTTACAGAGAGTGTTGAGTATGTAGAATACATGGCAAAGAATTCAGGTGAAGCAGGTAGAATTGCTAATATGTTTAAAGGTAAAACAGGTGGTGGAGAAATTCATAAATCTGGTTCAGAAGTTAGAATTGATAGTGCCAAAAACATTGAGAGTATTCACAAGCAAGTAGTTGCAAAGTTTCCAGACACAAATGTAATGACAGTTGAAGATGCTGATTTAGAAGAAGGTATGATGAGTAAGATTGATGCCATGCAAAAAGATGGTAAGTCAGCGGCTGATATTGCAAAAGAATTAAAATTAAAAGTATCTGTAGTAAAAGGTATCTTAGGTGAAGAACTAGATGAAATGAAAAAAGATGATGCATACGCAATTGGTATGGCACAAGCAAAGAAATCTATGAACGATGAACCACCTTTAGATAAAAAGACTATAGAAAAAGGACATGAGATTGCTAAAAAGGTAATGAAGAACGAAGACCATCCAGCAAAAGAGATGTATGAACAAATCAAAGGTCTAAAAAACAAAGCTGAAAAATCAGGAATGCCTTACGGTATTTTAAAGAAGGTTTACGATAGAGGAATGGCCGCATGGAGAGGTGGACACCGACCAGGTGCTTCACAGCAACAATGGGCATTTGCTAGAGTAAATTCATTCGTAACAAAATCCTCTGGAACATGGGGTGGAGCTGACAAAGACTTAGCTGCCAAAGTTAAAGGGAGTAAATAACATGAAAAATAACTTTGATAAAAAGCCCGGCAGTATAGAAGATGTAGTTGCCGGCATGACTAACCATACTAGAGAGAATGCTTATCAAGATAAATTCAAAAAAGAATTAGAAAAGACAGGCAAAGGCATTGGTGCAATGACACCAAAAGAAAAGTCTGCTTTCTTTAGTAAGATTGATAAAGAATACAAAGCAAAGAATGAAGAAATAACTGAAGAAACAATTGTAGAATTTTCTTCACAACAAATTAAACAAGCATATGGTATTGCAAATGACCCTAGATACAAACAAGGTAACTATTCAGGTGCAGTAAAAGCTATTGAGAAACTTGCAAAAGGTTTATCACAACATCCAGATGTACAAAAGGTTTTGAAAAGAACTAACGAAGATTTAGAAGAAGAAAAAGTAGAATGTCCTCAGTGTAAAGGTAAAGGGTGTGACCATTGCGATGGCAAAGGGTATCACATGGAAAGCCATATGGGACAAACTAAGAAAGCAAATCAATCTCAGAAAGATGCCAAAGGTGAAAAAGAAATCATCAAAACTGTTTCAGAAACCGTATTAGATATGTGGAAAGAAGCAGCTGGCGAAAAGAAAGAGAAAGAAGTTGAAGAAGAAGAGGTTAAAAAAGAAGAACCTAAGAAAGACGAAGACGCTGCTAAAAAAGAATTAGAAAAAAAAAGCGATGAAGTCACACTTCTAAAACAAAAGGTTGACTTAGAGAAAGCTAAGGCTGTTCAAAAGGACACACAGAAGATGGTTAATCCTGAAACTGGTGAACCTCTTTTACAGGTAGGTATTGCATACAAAGCTCTTAGAGATAAGATGAAAAAAGAAGAAATTGAACCTACTAAAGAGAAAAAGGTCAGTGAAACTGAATTAAAGAACAAAAAGCGAACAGATACAGAAGAAAAACCAAGTGAAATCGAAGTAAATCCAACAATTAAATACAATAAATAAGCAAAATAGTGCTTGCCTTTAGTGTGGAAGTATGTTAGGATATACACATAATAAAGAAAAGGATACACTATGAAAAATTTACCTAGAATATATTTAGATATGGATGGTGTTCTTTTCGATTTTGTTAAGAATATTGAGAAGACTACTGGTCTTACAATAAATCAATGGACTAAACTTGGTAGAAAAGAGCGTTGGGATCCAATCATCGCAAACAAAAAGTTTTGGTCTGACGGACCTTGGTTGAATGAGGGTAAGAAATTATTTACCTTTGTAAAGAAATACAATCCTCACATACTAAGTGCTTATGTAGAACATGCTCACGACCCTAATTGCATTCCAGGCAAGAAGAAGTGGGCTATGAAGAACACTGGCATACCTGCCAATAAAATCAATCTTGTGATGAGAAGTCAAAAAAAGAACTATGCAAGTCCTGGTTCTATACTGATTGATGATTACGAAAAGAATACTGCTGAATTCAATAGAGCAGGTGGTACAGGTATCACATTCAAAACTGCCTCACAGACAATCTCTGAACTCAAAAAACTTGGTTTCAAGTAACCAACTCATATAAATAGTCCTGTTATAACACATAATATACGAATTATTATTTAACTTTATAAAGGGAGAAAAGATATGAGTTTATGGGGAGCAACGGACTCTGACGAGAGTAAGCCTAAAAACTTAACTACAGCCGAAAAGAAAGAGGTATTCGCTACCTCAAAAGGTTGGGTTAGAGAAGCAGGTTCTATTCAGTCAGGTAACGATAATACAAGCGCTACACCAGAAGTTTTAGTTGCCATCGGCGATTTACAAACTGCTCTTGGTGCCGCTGACATTACAAGTATTGATTTTAATATCACAGCATTTGATAAATCAGATGGTGGTACATTATCAGTAACAGCCAGATTTAATGAAGCAGTAGATGTAACAGGTACACCTCAGCTTACAGTTGTAAATGACCAAAGAACAAATCACACATTATCATATGCAAGTGGTACAGGTACTAACGAATTAGTATTTACATTAGCTATTGGCGCTGCTAACGCAGCTACAAACGCTGGTGATGTTCTATCAATTGGTGCAAATGCAATGGCATTAAACGGTGGTACAGTTAAAGACGCAGGTACAGCAACAGTATCTACAATAACTAACTCCGCTGGTATTGGTACAGCAGCTGGTACAATTACAGTAGCAGCATAACAAAATTGAAAAGGGGGCTTAGGTCCCCTTTTCTTGTATAAATAATTATATGAACAAAGTGATGTAGTCAACTGGCTACAGTAGCATTCCCTAAGGGGTTAACAGGAGAAAAAAATGGCAGATAAGAAAATAACGCAGCTTACCAATCTAGGTACAGCTTTAGCAGGTGTAGACCTGTTTCATGTAGTAGATGACCCAAGTGGTACACCTATTAACAAAAGTGTTTCAGCAGAAAACATCTTTAATTATATTCCTACTTGGTTAGGACTAGCACAATCTTCACAGGCAATTGTAGCAGACGGTTCATCAGCAACAGCTATTGATGTAACATCAGCTGTAACTGAAGTAAACGCAACATCAGCTACACACGCAGGTGCATTAGCAGATGGTACAGCAGGTCAAATTAAGATG